GCTGCAGCCAATCGTTCTTGACCTGCATGACGTCGCGGTACAGGCTCATCGTGCCCGCGGGGATCAATGACGGACCCTCCTGGGCATTCTCCGCGGCGGCCTGTAGCAACCGCTGACCCACCGGCGACCGCGCGAACGCCTCCGCCTGGGTCCCGAGATCGCTGGCCGCGGCGCCAAGCACGGGAACGGTAGCGTCTACCGCGCCACGAGTCGTGGTGCCCAGGTCGCTCGCTGCGGCCCCCAGAACGGGCGCTACCGCATTGACGGCCGATGTGCCAGGCGTCAACCGGTTGACGTCCTGTGCTGCACCCAGCACGCCCTGCGCGGCTTGCTGCACGTCGCTGGCCACCTGATTGACCTGGTCGCGTGCCGACACCTGACCGGGCTGGAGCTGCACGGGCGCGGTGGCCTGAGCCAATGCGCCCTGCGCGGCCGAGCCCAGTGCCGATGCCGCACCACCAACCGCCTCGCCGACGGCGCCGGCAGCGCCGCCCAGCACGTCCGCGGCGGACTGGATGGGCGTTGGTCCCTGGTCGGCAGCCACGTTGCCGTTGGCGTCCTGCATCGCACCCTTGACGTACAGCGGCGCCTTCACGGGGGCCGGGCCACCGATCGTGATCGGGGCGTTGGCTGCGCCACCGGTGCCGCCCAATGCCGTGGGTGACGTGCTCGAGGCAGGCACGGCGGGATTGTCGGCGAACAATGCGCCCTGCGCGCGGCCCATCAGATTTTCCATCTGGGCCGGCGTCATCCACTCGCTGCCGCTCTTCAGGTCCAGACCCGACCGTCCCACGTGGAACGCGCCCGTCTGCGGGTTGTACCCGTCGGCAAAGAAGTAGTGGCCGGGCGTGCTGATCGTCACCGGGTTGCCGGTGGTCGCTTCTTTGGCGATCGCGTCCCAATCGGGCGCCACGATGTGCGTGTCGACGCCCATGTTCTTGAGCAGACGCTGTTCGCTGGTGATGCCAGCCATGCCGCCGCCACTCGTCCAGCCCACCTGCTTGGCCAGGTCGGTAGCTTCTCTGAGGGTCGGGTTACGGCCGAACCGTTCGGCGAACCTGACGGCGGCCGCGGGACCGCACGCGGCGTACGCCTCGTCGGCCGTCAACTGCGGGTCGCCGAACTGAGACTGGTTCATCGCCGTCGACGCCGTGTCCAGCGCACCTCGAGCGGCGCCGAGTACCTGCTGACCAGCGCCCTGTACGGCGTTGACGGCACCCTGAGCGGCGGGGGGCAGATGGTCGTAGATCGACTTCACCTGATCGACCCAGCCCTGCGCGGGATAGCCCGGCTCGTCGACCACGTAGCCAGCGTTTCTCAAGTCGTCGACGAACTTGGCCGCATTGCCACGATCGGCCCACGCCTGGGCGTACCGCGGCGCGGTCTGCACCAGGTTGATGAACGCGTCGAACGACTCCTGCGGGCTCTTGTAGCTGGCCCACCTCGAGCCGTTGCTGCCGTCACCCTGCAGGCTGAACAGGTTGTTCTGCTGCTGGGCGTTGGACGACTGGCCCCAGCCCGTCTCGTTGGCCGCAATGGCCAGCATGGCGTTGGGATCGATACCCGTGGCCGCCGCGGCACGCTGCGCCATGCCCTGCAGGCTGGTGATGAACGCCGACTGGCCCTGACCAACGGTCGCGAGTCCCGTGTCTGACGGTGGCGGACCACCCAGCGATGGCGTGGTGGTCGCTGGTGGTGCTGGCGGTGGTTGGGTGGCCAGACTCTGGACGGCGTCCTGCGCGCCCTGGGTGAGACTGTTGACGTGTTGCTGTAACTGCTGGCCAACATCGCTGGTCAGGTTGGACGCGTGCTGTTGCAGCTGCTGCAGCACGTCGCCAGCGGACTGTTGCGCCCCACCGAGCACCTGGACGGCAGGTTGCGCGGCCGCCACGGCCTGCTGGGCGTGCTGCTGGAGCTCCTGCAGGATCTGATTCGGGTCAGGACCCTGGGGTACCGGCGGGGGCGTGGGGATGGCGTCGTTGATGCTCTGGACGGCGCCCTGGCCGAGTTGCAGCAAGCCCTGAGCGTGGGAGCGCAGCTCGTCACCGATGCTCGAGCGCAGGTCGTCGAGGAGGATGGTGCCAGGCATCTAAATCACGCCCGACTCAACGCACTGCGGCTATAACAGAGGCGCCCCAGGCCACACACCTGGAGCGCCATCATCCCGACAATTGGAGTATCGAGATGTCTTTGCAGTCTATGCGCTGGGACCTTGTGCTGCTCGCCCTTATCGTTGGCGTGCCGTACGGGCTGATCGCTCTCGCTGGCGTGCGCGACTGGTTCAAGGAACGCGCGTGGCAAGCCTTCCAGAACAAGTACTACGCGGCTCACCCGGACGTCACCCGGTCCCGCTGGGAGCCGCCGTCGGACTGGTGGTGGCAGTACAAGTACCAGGGCATCAAGTAACACCCGTCGCAGGTAGCGGCATACCGTTCGGCCCGAGAATCACGGGTGGTGGCGCCACAGTACCCGGTGGGGGAGCGATCGCCACCGGCGGTGCGACAGGCATCACCGGAGGAGGAGCAGGTAGCGCCGGCGGCGCAACGGGCATAGCTGGTGCTGTGGGTGGCGCGGCATTGGCCATGACGGCCTTGCCGAATGCGTTGGGATCGACCACGGTGGACGGCTCGCCCGGTGCGGGCATGCTCACGCCGATGCGCTTGGCGACGTCGAGGAACTGCTGCGGATCTCGCCGCGCCTCACTCTGCAGCCACGCGCGATCGTTGGTCTGGTATTTCTGACGGTACAGGTCGTCCAGTTTCTGGTTGGACACCTGCGCCATGTCGGGGTGGTTCTTGTTGTCGCCGAACACGCCCTGCGCGATGGCCGGCGCGTCCCGCTGCACCTCGTTGGTGATCTCCTGCTGCAGCTTCAGGAATTCAGACTGCTGCGGGGACGTGGCCATCAGGCGCTACTTGCCCTTCGGCTCGCCTCTCACGCCCATCTTTTTGTCCATGCGCTGATCAGCTTTTGAACCTGGCTTGATGCCCATGCGCTTGTCCATCGCCGTGTCTTTCTTGACCGACGTCCTCGTGACCTTGGCCATCATCGACCTCCTGACTGAGCGATCCCGTCGAGTTCTGGCGTCTCGGGCTTTGGCAAACGACGCTCCAGTTCGTCGCGCAGACGGAGGAATTCAGCCAGAGCTGCGTTGCCTGCCTCAGAGACGGCCTCACCTCGAGCCGAAAAGACCGAGACATCCACCTCGTATCCGCCCTTATACGACGGTGAGATCCTCACGCTTGCGTACCCACCCGTCAATTGACTCGAGAGTTTCCGCAACTCCAAGACCACATCCTGCAGCGCGGCTACCTCAGCATGTTCTGCCACTTACCGACCTCCTGGTGCGGCTGGACCCTGGGGACCGTACGGGACACCACCCGGTGGCAGTGTCCCGCCCGGCTGTTGTGCGCCACCCACGACCTGCGGGTAGCCTGGCGGCGATGCGCCGGCACCATTGGGTGCGGTCGCCAGTGCGCCCAGGTCTGGCACGCCGCCAGCGCCTGGACCGCCACCCTCGAAGACCCCTGGCTGCGGCTGACCGCTGGGCAATGCGGCGTTGACCTGGCCGCTGAGCGCGAGCTGCTCGGCGTCCTGGGCTTTCTGCAGCATGTCGCCCCTGCCCGCTTCCATGAACACCTCGGCGTCCAGCCATTTCTGATAGGCGGGTGACGCGCGGATGCGGTCGCGGGCTATCGATCTTCGAATTTCGTCGGGGTTGTCGCCCAGGTAGGTGACGGCTTCGTCCTTACCGAACGTGCCCGCGGCGAGCCGCTCGTGGGCGTAGCGCGCCATAATCATCTCGTCGGTCGGGAGCTGGGCCTGCACCTCCCACTTGATCCTCATAGGACGTTGCAGATCCGAAGGTCCGAAGCCGATGAACTCCGCCGCCGCTTTTCCGCTGCCGACGTCGATGCCGCCTGAGAACACGTACACCTTCTCGTTGGCGCGTTCGCGGATCAGCGTCCACAACTTCTCCGTTTGCCCCTTGAGGAGAGACTCGATGCCGTGGCGGATCGGACCGACCCGCGTCCTCGAGTAGCTCAGCACCTGGGAGATGGCGAAGCCGGCGCCCTCCATGCCGCTGAGCGTGGTCACTCGAGGACTCTCGAGGTCGCGGATGGCGCCGTCGATGAGCGCCATATGTTTTTCCAGGGTGCTGGCGTCGGGGTACTGGATGCGCTGCAACTGGCGGCCTGGCGGCAGGTTCAGGATCTCGCCGGGGTGGACCGTGGGGTCGGTTTCTTTGGGCAGACCGTCGTCGCCGATCACCGCGGCCGCCGGGGTGTCGCCGTACGTCACCAGGGGGGAAAGGAGGTCCCTGGCGACGTACTGCGCGTGCATGGCCCGCAGGTACTGCCGATACTGCACGAGCCACAGTTTGGTGCGGCCGATCCCCCAGCCGACTTTGCGGTTGCGCCAGTGGTTCATCGTCAAGCCTGGGGCGTAGTCGTAGGGCACGCCGAACGAGTATTTGTGTTTGAACTGCTTGACGATGTAGCCGGTCTGGTCGCCGTTGAAGTTCTGCGAGCAGATCGCGTAGCTCACCCAGACGTCGTCCCAGTGCTCGAGGAACGTCACCGAGCTCAGCATGTTGCGGCTAGCCTCGATGATGTTCTGGGACTGGCCGAGCTCCTCTGGCACGATGTCGCCGATGGCGTCGCGCGACAGCCGGTAGCGCCGGAATGCGCTACGCATCGGCATTTCAGAAACCTCGAGCACCTCGCACAGGTAGCCGTTGGACCACTGGGGGTACACGCGGCGCGGGTCAACGTACTGCCAGACGAAGGGTGGGCCGGCGCGCTTCTTGGCCTCTTCGGTCATCTTGTCGTAGGACTGGTAGTCCGCCGTGGTCGCGCTCGAGTTCTTGCTCGGATCGGCGATGCCGTAGCGTTCGGACCACAGGTCGCTGGCCCACAGCAGCTTGGCCCAGCCGCCGCCATCGTTGAGGGTGGCGTCAGTGACCTGGGTCATGGTGTCGCTGCCGGGCTCCCTGGTCCCACACTCCCACAGGGTTTCTTCCGTGAAATGCTCGAGCTTGCTGGCGACGGTCTGGGCCGTGTCACCTTCGCCGCCGACGATGGATAACTTGGGGCGCTCGAGCGTGAGTATTGCGGTCTGCTGAAACGCCTCTTCGGTGATGTCAGGGTCGCGGGGGTCGACGTGGACGAGCATGTAGTCCTTGTCGGCTTCTGACAGGGCAGGGCGGCGCATCTCGCGCTGTTCGCGGACCAGGTCGAGGTCGTTGTCCTGCTGCAGGTACAGGTCGCCGAGCTCGGTCTGGAGCGACGTCAGATAGGAGCTATCCGGCGGCTTGAGCTCCTTCTTCGAGCGGTCGATGGCCACGACGTAGCCAAGTGTACGTCACACCACGCTCACAAATGTCACACGCCGGTCACACGGGTCTACAATCGAGACGAACGGGAAGGTCAATGAATGCGGCCGCAGTTAGTGATTCAGCCGAGGCTCTTCTCTGATGGCCTTTTGCCTGCCGATCCTAGAGCGGAAGAACGCGCGATACGGTGGAGACAACGCCTCCGCATGATGAACGCAGACGAATCAGGCTTGGCCGCCGTCGATGAATTGGCGCCACGCTTCCACACTGCGGCATACAGCGACGATGACCGCTACGTCTTGCGGGGCGCGAAAGCAGGCATTCCGACACGCGTCCTTGCTGCACGGCTCCACATCAGCGTCCAAGCCGTCAACCAACGCTTCGTCGCCATCCATCGACGGGCAGGTGCGCCCACTGCAACCACTGCGCGCGAAGGTTTGGTCGTCTACATGGCAATGGTGCCGGCACCCGCCGCGCGTCTCCTTTCAGCTTGAAAGCTGGCTTTCAACTTGAAAGGTCGCTAGACCAGCCAGAGGGGTAGGGTGTAACTAGCCCTCGCCGGCGCTGTAACGCCGGCGAGGGAACGATGCCACGGAGGTGAAGCACATGGCACCGCATGGACATTCTCGCCGTTGGGGCCTGCACGGCAACGGCTGTGCCGCCGATGGAATGAGTCCGCACGCGCGGGTACGAGTGCTCGACAGAGACAACTGGACCTGCCGCGCGTGCGGCGATCGAGGCTCGGACGTGCATCACCTGTCGGACGCGGACTACAGGAGCGACAACCCGCGGGGCATGGTCAACCCTGTGCCGCTCGTGCCACCAGTCCGAGCATCGTCTGTTTGGGCAGGTGATCTACCAATCGATACCACGCCCTGTGCCGAGGTCCCAATTGCCGCTGCCGTTGGCTGCCTGAGTTTTGTCAGTTCTGGCAGTCGATTTATCGCCGGCCGGCCGCGAACCGATAGCTCGAGCGTGGCCGTTCGGCCGTGGCCAACTGCGACCCCAGCCAAGCGAGGCAAAGGCCAATTACGCAGTCGTCGTGAAGACCCGGCGGCGCCGAGTACCGCACCATGCCCGTCACGGTCACGCTGCTCTCAAAGGCCAGGAGCTCCGAGATCTGCACGGGGTCGTCCAGCAGACTGATCTGGTTCTGCTCGATCGCCAGTGCCAGTGACCGTACCGCGGCGTCCTTCGAGGCGTTGGTGGCCGTCCACGCATAAATCGGCAGTGCCGCGCGGGCTGACCCCAGCAATCGGGCATAGCCCGTCTGGAGGCGTTCGACCAGGGGGCCGCCCATGCTGTTGGCCTCGGCCACGATCTGCACCGGGTGGTAGAGCTCGGCCCACTTATGGAGGCGCTCGGCTTGAAACTCGAAGTCGATATTCGAGAACCGGTCGAGGGCGACCTGCTCGTTGAGGGTGGCATCAATGACGCTGATGACCGTGAAATCGTTGGACCGTGCCCAGTCCACGCCGAACACGTACGTGTGGCCGCGCTGGGGTGGCATCTGCTTGAGACGGCTGATACCGCGCACGCCGCGGAACACGCCGGCTCCCTCGAGTTGCACGAAGTCGGCCAGGTACTCCTGGGCAAAGGTACGTTCGGGTAACTCGGCTCGAGCGGCGGCGATCTCGTCAGGGTGGATGTAGGGCGATGCGCTCGAGGGCATCTGCCACGACGCCCACTCGGTCTGCAACGGGTCCTGGCCGAGCTGGTACAGCCGGTGAAACGCGTCCAGTCCTTTGGGGGTGCTCAGGAACCACGCGTCACCACCCAGCACGCTCAGGGTCGGACGGAGCGATGCCTGCCACACCGTGTCCAGATCGCGGACCATCGCGGCCTCGTCGACGACGATCCGGTGGTACTTCCGGCCGCGGCCGGCATCGGGGTCGTCCAGGGACCAGCACTCGACCGAGCCGCCGTTTCGGGTGACGATGCGGTGTTGCTGTTCGCTTTTGGCGACAGTGATGGGCTCGAGCACTTGCCGCAATTGCAGCCAGACGTCCTCGAGGTACTTGTACGTGGGCGCCATCCAGGCGCACGGCCAGCCATCCTGGGCGCCGAGGGCGACCAGTCGGATGCCGAGGGTGGTCTTGCCCATCTGACGGCCGCACGCGGCCACGTTGAAGCGATGCCGATCGTCAAGCATCCGCTGCTGAGCTGGATGAAGACTCGGCAAGTTCAGCAGTGTCGAGAGTTGGTGGCTGGGATTGTTCGACGGGTCGGAATCCGGCGAGAAGTCGAATGAGCGTATCTCGCTCGGCGCCCAGCAGGGCGGCAAGGTCTCCGGCGGTTTGCCCTTGAACGTAGGCAGAGGACGCGGCCGCTTGAAGTTGAGCGCGAATCGTCGTGACGTGTTCGGCGACGAGGTCAAAGAGCATCGCCTCGAGGGCTTCTGGCGTACGAGCGTTCGCGCGGGTCATTGCAACCGTTGCATCGGCGCTGGCCCAACGTGAGACGACCGCGGGATCGAGGTCGAAGCGGCGTGCGGTTTCGTTGATGGTGCCGCCGGCCATGACCGCGGCCAGGACCTGAGCGCGGAGCTCGGGCGGGTGAGCGACGCCGCGGGGCATTCACTCGGGCCTCGGAGGCAGGGGACGGACGTCGTCTGGCTGGTAGGGAGCGACGACGCCGTCCGAGTCGAATTTGATCAAGAGCAAGCCGCGGGGCCAGAGATCCTGGATGGTGCCAGAGCCGGCGGTGATACCGCTGAGCGGGACGTAGACGCGATCGCCGATCTGGTAGAGCTGCATGGATTCAGGATGATGCATGGTCGGCCTTGTCAAGGGCAGAGATGGCGTCGGCAATAGCACGATAGTGCGAACCGAACTTGAAACCCGGCGCCATCAGCGCCCGCGCGGCCTGGATGACGGTGTCCTGTGAGGCGATGTGTTGCTCGAGCAGATGATTGATGGATTCTTGCAGGGTGATGTGGGTTTTTGCGTTGGCGAGCTCGTGGCGAAGCTGCTCGAGCTCTTCGAGCAGGACCACGGTATTGGTCACGTCCACGCCTGGTCGGCCCTTACGTGGCCGTTGTTCATGCTTAGCGTCGAGGCGACCACCAACGTGCCGTTGACCGGGTCTGTATGACCGCGAGATTCCGTACCGCCGCGCATCGTCGCGGCGATCATCGGGAGCTCGACGCTAGCCCCTCGAGCGCCGCCATCAGCCTCGGCGGCAACTCCTTGCCCCGTTTCGCGGCCCGTCTGAGGATGCCCGCCGCAGCTTTCGCAGACAGCCAGTACCGCCGCGGCACGGGCGCTGTCTGCAAGACAGCCGACAATGAAGACGCGGCGCCTTCTCTGGGGGACTCCGAAGTGGCGCGCGTCCAGAACCCGCCAGGCCACGCCATACCCGAGGTCGACCAGCCCCCGGAGTACGACACCGAAGTCGGCGCCCGGTTCTCCTCCGCTGGAAAGGAGTCCGGGAACATTCTCAATGAGGCACCATCGTGGCCGCAGTTCTCGCAGCACGCGGTGGAACTCATGCCAGAGACCGCTGCGATCGCCGGAAAGACCACGCCGTTGACCGGCCACGCTGACGTCCTGGCATGGGAATCCGCCGTAGACGAGGTCAATATCGCCGCATAGCCCTGACCGGGTTGGTTGCCGCCTGTGCTGTGCGTCATCAGCCCGTGGGCGTCCTTCGTCAGCCACGCCTCGCCGTTGCCCTTCACGATCAGCCCCATCGGCTCGACCGACTTTGCGAACGTCGTCAATGCGCTGCACCTCCGGCCAGTGCCGCGCGAGCACCGACAGACACCAGGGATCGTTTTCCACCTGCAGCACCGTCTCGATGCCAGCCCACTGCAGCCCTTGCTCGAAACCGCCGACACCCGAGAACAGCGACACGGCCCTCATCGGCGCCAGTACTCCCGCAGTTTTGCTGAGCGTTCGCGAGTGATCTGGACGCGCTGAAACCAGAGTTGGCGGGCCTTGAGGTCGTCGCCGTGGTCGAGGGCTGCTCTGGCTTTGGCTTCGAGGGAGATCATTTTGCGGGCCAGGTCGCGGAGATTGACCAGGGCGTAGTCAGTCATGCGGGACGTGACCAGTGGGGGACGGTTTTGTGGCAACGGACGCAGCGATCGAGGGCCAGGAGACGGCTGGGGGAACGGACCCAGAACCGCCAGCGGTGACCCAGAAACAGACAGCGCAGGTTCACGGCGTAGGTGGCCACGGCGAGCGATACCACGACGGTGTGCCATCAGGACTCAGCAGTACCTGGGTGACCTCGACGCCGTACCCCGTCGTCTGAGAGGCGACCCAGTTACGGACATCCTCCAGAGACGCTGACGCATCGAACGATTTCGTCGCGCGACCGGCCATACCCGGGCCAGTCTCGAAGGTCGTCCACCACGTGACAGTAACGACGAATCTGCCCTCAGAGTTCACACTTCCGCAAGCCTCCTATCTTTACCCCCCTATAAAGCGAATTTTGCGAAGCGAAGTCTGCATCTCAAAAAGGGGAATCCGTTTCGCAAGACTTCGCGACAATTCGCACATTTGTCGGGTCGGCGGCGAAACGAACACCGGCGGCCCCGTTTCGTGTTTTCCCGACTTCGCCAAGTTCGCCGGGCTTCGCAAGCGAAGTGGCGAACTCTGGGATTGCCCATATTTCGGTGCGTCCGTCGCGGTGTCGCACCAGGCGCTCCGAGTCGACGAGCGTGCCTGCGGCCTCGTCGAACTGGCGCGAGGTCAGGTGGCTGTTCTTGAGTGCGACGGTCCTCGAGCACCGCCCACCCTGGCCGCGGATGATGTCCAGCAAGCGCAGCCTGGACTCTTCTTCGCGGTTATGGGCGACCTCGTTAGTCAGGTAGAACTCCGCGGCGGCGTGGGTCTGTTCGATAAAGCGAATCGCCTGATCCATGTCGGCGACGGTGAGGGCCATCGTGGTCGGGTCGCGGCTGACGTGAAACAACATCGCCACCTTCTGGGCCATCACCGGCCCGCGGCTCCGCATGCCACCGAAGTCGGACGATTCACGCGCGGCCAGACGGCACTTCCTGGCGAAGGCGTCGTACTGCGGCCGACACGCGGACATGTCGAACCGCCCGTGCAACTCCTGCACGGCTCGCAGGTGACCCGCTAGCCCGGCCTCTGTGCCGTCCTCGCGCGGGCCAGGATCGCCGATCGGTTCGCCCGCTTCGCGCGAAGGCGCGAACAGGAACCTGGCTAACCAGCCGCCGCGGAGGGCGCTGCCCTTGAAGGCTTGCGCGAACCAGTCGGGCGAGCTGGCACCCAGAATGGTCACGCACGGGTGCTTCAGGGTGAAGCTGTCATCAGACTTGCGGAGCTGACGCACGAACACGTCGGGCACGTCGTACAACTCCGTCAGGGTCTGCTCGGCGCCGCTGTTGTAGTCACGTCCGAGCAGCGCCTGGAACGCGGCGAACTCCTGAATAACCCACAATCCGACCGGGTGGTTGCTCAACTGTTTGAGCAGTCCCTCCTGGCTGAAGGACGAGGGCAGCAGTCGATCACCCAATCCAGCCTTGCGAACAACGTTGACCGCCATGTCCAGCGGTACCGACTTGCCCATACCCGATGGCGCCAGCACGACGCAGTTCAGGTTGGGGAACACCTCGCGCGACGGGCCGTCCATCCAGCACGCGGTACCCATGGCCACCGCGAGCGAGCACAAGCCGGCATGCATGTGGAACACCGACGGCGCATCGGTCCGTTTGCGCAGGTAGTCCCTGAACTCCGTCAAGTACGTCACACGTCCAGGTCCGACACGTCGATGATCGGCCGTTCTGGTGGAGCTGATGGTGGCGGCGGAGTTGGTGGTGGTGGCGGCCTATCAGCCGGATGTTGCTGGTAGTACGCGGCGCGCTGCTCGAGCACCTCGTCCAGCGTTTCGCGGATCTCAATCTCGGGGACCTCGAGCTTTTCTGCCAGCGCGCGGACGTACGCCGACCTGGCGATCGGGGCTTGGCGCAACAGGGTGTCAACCATGTCCTCGCAGGCGGCGACGGTGCCCTGCAGGGTGGTCAGATCGTGGCCGCGGACATCCTCCAGGTGGTCGATCATCCACAACGGACCGTCGCGGGCGTTACGGATCATCGCCCCGAACGCCTCACCCCCACCGGGGGTGTTCAGCAGATCGGCCACGTCCTTCACTCCACGCGGGAGCTCGGCGACCTTGACGCGAATGGCACGCGGTTGGCGGTCCATGCTCAGAACGCTTCGACCTCCTCCAGATGCTGCTCGCGGATGGTCGCTTCGGTGACGCGTTGGTTCAGCGCGATCGTCCAGCGTTCGACCTGGTCCACCGCCGGATTGGCGGGCAGCGGCTTGTGAGAAATCTTCAGGCGGTCCGCCTCGGCGCACACCTCGGCCCACTGCTCGAGGGCCACATCCATCCGGTCGGGGACATGCACCTCGGGCTCACGTTCACGGGTTGGCACGTACGCCGCTTCCTCCAGCACCTCGCCGGTGGTGATGTCGACGACGCGGCCCTCGCGTTCCACCGACGCGCCCATGATCTCGTCGGGGGTGTAGATCGCTCCGTTGAAAATCTCGGGGCAGTACCAGCGCGCACCGTTGGTCAGCGCACGAGAAAACAGCATGTTGCGCGGAAACTTCTTGTACGTCTCGGTGGCGAGGCCAGCGGTCTGCGCGTCCTTCATGGTGAAAATCGAATGCCCGATCTCCTGACCGCCCTCGAGGAACACCAGCTCGCAGAGCGAGTCGTCCAGATGCAGCACCCGGTAGGCGTATTTCCCCGAGCGCTGGACGGCCGCGCCCACCAGGTTTGCGCTCAGCGTCACCCGCCCCTTGACGATGTACACGCCCTGCATCGACGCCAGGGGGCCGAAGCCCAGCTCGGCGCCCGCCAGGATCTTGACGATGGCCTGGGCCGCGTCTCGGGTGTCCTGAAAGAAGCCCGACTTCACAAAGATCGCACCCAGCTTTTCGGTGTCGATCTCCTGCGGTCGGTATTGCACGTTCGCGAGCGCCTGGGTCATGGTGTCGTGGTCCTCCCCGTGGTCAGTTCTGGCTCCGGCTCGCGCAGGGCCAGGAGCAAAACGGTTTTCTTGTCTTCCAAAAGATGTTTGGCGAAATGTTGTTGGAAATGGCCCGGCTCCTGGCTCAGCCGGTCTGCCGCCACCTGCATCTGCACCGCCAGATCGTCTAAGTAGCTCATGTCATGAAGTCCAACTGCTTGATCCGTTGGGATGGACGACTCACCGGTGCCGCTTCACCCAGCAACAGCACGTCCAGCGTGGTCTGCGAGATCGCCTCCAGGTCGGTGACACTGACCACACCCGGTAGTTGCTGGAAGGCGCAGAACAACCCCACCTGGCGATACGCGGGCAGATCCTCCTCCAGTTCCACCAGCACCCAGCGCGTCATGGGAGAAACTGCCTCACCACCGCGACTATGAGAAAGACCGACCCCACCAGGATCAGCACGCTGACCCCGAGGATCACTCCCCATATCGTCGCGACCACAATGATCTCGGTCAGACTGCGGCGCCGACGGCCGGCGTTGTCCAGCGCGTAGATCTCATCGAGATATTTCTGGCGGGCCGCTCTATTCATGTCAGCCACGACCAATTCCGTCGAGTGACGATGAAGCGAATCGCGGCCTGCGTTACTCCGAGCCGTTCCGCTTGTTCGCGGTGTGTCTCACCCGCATCGGCCGCGCGCCTGATCTCTCGGACTTGCTCAGGTGTGAAGCGCGACGTATTGACACGTTGACCTCGTGCCCTGAGCTCGGGGTGTAGACGGAAACCATGCCGAGGCCCCCATGCATTGCGACCCTTGGCGTCTCGATCCCGGACATTGTCCTCATTGGTGCCCAGGAACAGGTGCTCAACTCGAACACACGGCGGATTGTCGCAACGGTGTAGAACCTGTACTCCGTCCTGCAGTCCTCCCTGGACACACGGATGCCCGCCCATCGCCGCAACCCAGGCGTATCTGTGTGCCCGCATGGGCTGCCGATTGGCGAGAGTGAACCTGCCATAGCCATCCGGATCGCGCTGGCCAGTCCACTCAGTACACCCCGAAGCTGCTTCATTCCCGACATAGCCGGCGAACCGTTCGCTCTCTGGTCGTGCTGCCTGGCGATTACGATGAGCCATTGCGTGAGACTTTGAGCAGCACCGCTGTCGACGGTCGCGCGTCGTGAGCAACTCGCCGCAGTACAAACAATTCATCAGCAGAACCCCCGCGACACGGCCACCCACTCCCGAATGCGGCCCTGCTGGATCATCCACTCCGCCGCCGCCGTGGCCGCCACCGGGTCGTATGCGCTCAGTCCTGCCCTGCCCTGCGGCGTGGTCCTCCACGTCGACGGCAGGAATTGGTACAGCCCCATCGCCCCCGAGTACCGATTGGTCGCGTTGGGGTCGTTGTGGCTCTCCACACGCCGTATACACGCCAACCGTGGGTTCTCCACCACCACCGACACGTCAGGACTGGGGGGGTCTGAGGGAACGGCGCCGACCCCCTGGTCCTGGCCATCGTCCACGACCACCGGTACGGGGTCGTCGCCAACGTCACGCGCGTGGGCGACGTGCGTGGTCAGCACCAGCAGGGTCGCCGACAACAGCGCCACCCTCATAGCTGCCATAACTCGATTTCCGTACGCGGCTCGGGTGAGCAGCGCACCATCGTCAAGTCGACCTGGTCGACTTGAGAGTCGTTGACATATGCCCGGCCCTGGAGGGCGTCGAGCACGAGCTTGCCGAAATTGTCGGCGTCGCCCCGCTGGCCCTTGATGTGAAACCGCAACACGGCCCGTAATCGCGCCACCGAGGGCCGCAGATGCGGGTGCGTCACGACCAGCCTCTGAGCTATCCGTTCCTCCGCATCGCGTGTGCGGCGCGGCGTGTACGCGTGCCGACCCACCACCCTGGCACGTGCCTTCGGGACAGGCTGACCTGGGACCACGAACGCCGCCAGCAACATCTCAGTCGATCGACAGCCGTTCGCCGCGGGTGATGTCGACACCAGGCACGATCTCGCCCGTCGCTCGAAAGTGATCGAGGATCGCCCGTTTATCGACGTCGATCGTGATCTTCGTACGTTCGTACTCGTGCGGTACCGCGGCGGGATCGAGCACGGTGACTGCCGGCGGATTCAGGGCGACCGACAGCGCGTGAACCCCGAAGTCGAGCCGCTCGAGCCCCATCACGTGCATCTCCTGCAGCGCGTACTCTTTCAGCCGCTCGACCAGCCCCAGCGCCCTCTTGCGCCGAACCGCCAGTTTGTCCTCTTCGAGCTTCAGGTCAGCGGCGAGACGCTCTCGATCGCGGATGATCTCGGCGATACCGAACGCCTTGGTCTGAATGTCGCGGGTCACCGCCGCCAGCTCGGCCTCGAGCGCCTCCTGGTCGGCCTGCGGATCTTCGATCAGGTCGATCAGCCTGTTGAACGTGTCGCTCAACGCGTACAGCGGGCGGACCTTCTCCGCGGCCACCATGAACTGGCGGGACGCTTCAATCGCCGTGGTCGTCATGCGATGTACGCCTGGTGGACGAGCTGCACGAGCGGCTCACCGTTGGGCATGGGCGCCAGCACCAGCCAGACCAGGCCCAGGATCACCGCCAGCAGGGTGACGCGGTAGACCACCTCGTCCCAGTTCACGCCTGTGCGTCCTCGCGGGCGACAAGCAGAGCCCCCAGGCGACCGTTGAGCTTGCCTGAGAAACTGTCGAGCTCGAACGCCAGCGACGTGTCGTACTGCTGCAACAGCGCCCGCACGGCGTAGATGCGCGCTCGGGCTTCCTGTACCACCAGGATGGCCTTGTCGCGGTCCGACGCGGCCTGCAGGCTCCAGGGGCGATCGGTCACCAACCCTGACGAGATCGTTACGTCACTGGTTGACCGGATTGGTTGCGCGCCGGCACCGTTTCGGTATGATGTGGGGGCAACTGCGGAATCGAGTGGGGCGTCCAAGGTTCTTCCTCTTTCGTAGTTGTTGAAAGGACTCCGTAGGGCGGGGTCCTTTCTTTTTGTCTCGTACGCAACCTGGATAGGGCCAGGTCACAATCAGTAGTTCAGGCGACAGCCTCCGCCTCAGGCTGAGGTATCTCAGGGGGTCGAAGTCGCTCTGCATCGCGGCGGTGGATGCGCCACACACCGCCTGGGGTTTGAAAACCAGGCAGGACGCCCCGTTTGAGCCAGCCGCGAACGGTGCTCGGGGCGACATTGAGCAGGGGCGCAACCTCGTTGGGCGTCAGCAGATCGGACACTGGGCCTTCCCTATGCTATCTCTCACAACGCGTGGGGTCACGTTCGGTATGATAGTCTCTATCATTCGCTCGCGCAAGTTACTCACATTGCGCAAGTCAGACAGTTTGCGTACACTGGTCTGGCTGGCAATGGCTGACCAGGACGCATCGTTCTCCGACGCGATCGAACGTCTCAGGCACGAACGCGGTCTGACGCCCGCTCAACTGGCCCGCGCACTCGGCGAGTACGAAGGCAACGTCTCCCGCTGGCGCCGCGGCAAGGGCATCGACCAGCTCAACGTGTGGAAGCTCGCCGACTTCTTCGGCGTCGAGCGCGCCTATCTCGAACGCCTGGCCGGCTACGACAACACCGCGCGCAATCGCGCCAGAGAGCGCTCAGAGCTCAACGCCGAGGAGCTCGCGATCCAGGCGACGACGGCCGAAATGGCCGACATCCTGCACGGGCTCCCACGCGTCTACTGGGGCACGATCATCAAAGCTTTCACGCGCGGCATCGACGGCGCCCGAGATATGGCCCACCTCTTAGCTGAGCTCGACTCTGCCGAACGCACAGTTAGGACCCTCGACGATACCGATGTTAGGAACCCGCAAACTACTCCTAACAGGCTCCTAAAAAACGTTGACGATGAGATAACGGGGTCTTATCGGTCCGTCAGCCCCGTGCTAGTAGCCACCTAGTTGGCCCTTGACTCGTCTGTGACGCCTAACCGCCGACCCGCCTCACGTCCGCCTCTTGCGCATCGCCCAGACCGCCACACCCTTCCTGCTAGAACAATCGTTCTAGAGACTCCCTGGGGAGGGAAGGCCGTGAAAAACCTGGGCGATGCCATTGCCTACCATCAACTCGTCGTCGCATCTGAGGGTCGCACGGTAGCGACCCAGCGCCAGTACCTGTACTTCGAGTGCGTGTTTCTGCGTTATCTCGAAGCCCGCGGAATCGCGGCCACCCTCGACGCGCTGACGTCGCCGAACGTCCGCCAGGCGTTGCTGTGGTACCAGAGCCACAGCGATCGGCGACGCAGTCGTGGCGGTGAGGTCGCCGGCATGGTCTTCGTCGACATCATGCGCCTGTTCTCACGCTTCCTCGAGCGCGAAGGCATCCTGCCAGACGATCCGCTGCACGCCGTGCGGCGGGTCAAGATCGCCCAACGTCTGCGCCAACCCTTCACCCAGACCGAGGTCATCGCGCTGTGGGGCGCGTGTCGCTCATCCCAGATGCCCGCACGTGACGAGGCGTTATTCCTGCTGCTGCTCGATACGGGCATGCGCATCGGCGAGGCCTGCACCATCACGCTCGATCACGTCCGTCTCGACCAGCGCCTGATCGTGGTCGGCGCCGAGGCCAAGGGCCGACGCGAGCGGCTGGTGCCCATCGGTGTCGACGCGCGGCGAGACGGCGGCCGCACCGCACGCGCCCTGCGGCGCTATCTGGGCGAGCGGCCCGCATCAGACCGATCGGGACAACGGCTATTCCTGGGGCGCGATGGCTATCCACTCGAAGCACCTGGTGGCAGCCAGGTCATTGAGCGCCTGGGAAAACTCGCTGGCGTGGCTGACGCCGGCCCGCATCGACTGCGCCACACGTTCGCCACCTGGTACCTGGTCACCTATCCCGGCGACGAGCTCGGCCTGCGGCGCATCATCGGCCATCTGAGCAAGGACGTGGTGAGCTCGTATGTCCACTTCGCACAATCCTTGATCGCCGAACGCGCCGGCCACGCGTCTCTCGCCGAGCAGTGGCTGAGCCTCGACACACACGCTGAGCCTGCACCAGCCCTGTATGACGGGCCAGGGAACGTACGGGCCTTCCACTGCACCCAGTGTGCGCGCCGTGCGGCGCACAGCCACTAGAGATGGAGGGGTGACGGGGAGGCGCCTGTTGCTCGATCAAGCAGGCTCGTTGGGGCGTCCAACCGATACGAGCCTGTTTGAGAGTACGGCTGCCTCTCCGTCATCTCCCCTACCCGTGCGGGGGGCTCCTTGCATACCTCGCGCACGCGCACGTCTGGCTTACACCCACCCACCCACCGTGTCAATGACCCATTGTCCCTATCCTTAAAGCGAGGTTCTATGACCCTCCCCGATCAGTGCGATCGCGCAGGCTGCCAGGCTCCAGTGCAAACGTTTTGCAGTCTGCCATGACGTTCACCTGCCCGATCTGCGGACGAACGCGGGAATTCACTCCGTCCAGGATCAATCGGCAGAACACGTGCGGGCGGGACTGCCAACGAGCCTTGTCCGATCAATTCCTCGACCAGCGCTTCTGGGCCAAGGTGAATACGACTGGTCCACTGCCCGAGAGCCGCCCAGACCTGGGTCCATGCTGGCTCTGGACCGCGGCGCTCAACAACAGGGGGTACGGCACTTTCAGAGCGCGTGGACGCCCAGGCAACTATGCCCACCGCTTCGCCTACGAGCTCCTCCGCGGCCCTATCCCCGATGGTCTGGAGTTAGATCATTTGTGCCGCACGCCCAGATGCGTCAATCCTGAGCACCTGGAGCCCGTGACGCACCGGGTGAACTCACTTCGGAGCGACAGCTTGATGGCCAAATATGCGCAGGTGACGCACTGTGTTCACGGGCATCTGTTTGATGAGGCAAATACCCATCGGCCCGCAAGAGGTGGTCGTCACTGTCTCACCTGTGCTGCGCGCCGGCAACGCTCAAGATTACGGAAGGAACGAGGGATGGCTGACAGCCCGACCAGTTGCGATTACCCGTGGTGTCATTCGCTCGATGGAACCCTGTGCAATCAATGCCACCGGTATTTCTGCCAGCGTCATGATGCTGCCCACGGGCATTTACTCGGGCAGGTACAGGCATGACCGAACTCCCGCAGTTTTGTGATCGGGCCGGGTGCCACAAACCAATGACTACGTGGTGTCCGATTTGCGTGAGGTGTTTCTGCCTCGAGCACGACAAGCTGCCGGATGGTCACGTTTGTCTCTCTGCCATGAAATTCAACGTCAGCCACCAGCTCGAGCCAGACGAAGTCGACCAGGCGCTCGAGCATTTCCGACCCGTACCATGAGCACCACCAAACTCGTCGAGCACCCAGCCTGCGACTGCTGCCCGCATACGGAGCTCTCAGACCTCGAGCGGGACCGTCTGACGCGCGAGGTCTGGGACCGCTGCCCCGACTATGGCTGCCTGCGCGA